ATTTTCAATAAATTTTAAAGCCTCTTTAAACGATATTAGCTTATCGCCATCCTGTTGCCAATTATGTTTTCTGTGGGATAAAATACCTCTAATAAAACCTATAATAGAGGGCATAAATATTTTTTCGCACTGATGGGAACGACATTTCCAATTACCTCTATAAACTTCTCCATAAGGATATATATTCAATGCTGTTGTATTGTCTCCTCCATGCACGGGACATGCAGAAATAAACATCTTATCTGTTTGACGATATTCGATGTCAAAATAGTCCAGCAATTCATCTATACGATCAGATAATTGATCGCTGATGTTTTTCAGTTGTTCTTGATCAAGCGAATGGGATTGCTTGGTTTTGTTGTTCATTGTCAATAATGAATCCATCATCAGAGCCATCGTTAGAGTTTGAATTTAAGAGTTCTATCCTAGTTTTACCTTCTGTAATTTTAGCACACCAACCTTTCATATTACAATTTATATAATCGTTATCGTCTAAACCACCTCCGTGTCTACTAATAACAGGAACCAGTTTACGATTGCCATTTTTAGCACCATCTTCGGCTATTTCTTCATCTGTTTTGCGTTTGAAGATTGTAAAATTACTACATAACCAAATGATTCTATCAGAACCAGAAGCTGTATCTGTAGTTTCTTTAGTTATACCATCTCTATTTAGTTGTACAAATGCAACTATTGGAACTTTATACTTTGTACAAAAATTGTGTAACGCAGTCATCATAAAACCAAGAACTTGGTATTCTTTAAGGTCTTGTGAAATACCCTGAGAATCCATAAGTTTTAAATAGTCATAAAATATAACACAGTCTTTTATTGAACCATCTTCATTGGTTCCTACAACTTTGGAAACCCATCTTCTCATTAATGAGAGCTGCTCGTCAAAACTCTTACCCGCTATAGATTTATAATAAATAGGCACATCAGAAAGTTCTTTAATAGCTTCCTGTATTTTTTGACGCTTAGAGGAAGTGTTAGAAAATTTACCAGTCTCAATATCGTTTATATCTATTTCTGTCATCATGGCCAAAAGTCTGTTGAGATGATCTTCGTGCGTCATTTCTGTGTCTAGATTAAGTACAGGTATACCCTGTTTTGCAATATGCAAACCCATATTATCTACTAACAAAGTTTTACCCGTTTTAGGTCTAGCGGCAATCACATTTACTGTGCTTTTTCTTAAACCTCCACCTATAGATTTATCATAAACAGGAAAGCCTGTAGATATACCGATTTGATCTATAGGATTCTGTATCAGATTCTCTATATAGTCTTCTAAGTCCTTGCTAATTAATATAGGATTATTATCGTTATCATTAAGTTTATTTGTAAAATCAAATACAGTGTCTTCTGCAACATTCAATATCTGTGATATACTTTCCGTTCCATCAATATCTAATAAATTTTCTTTTGCTGTATCTAATTGTTTGTATAGAGATCGAGCTATCGATAATTTTTTAATTTTTGCAGAAAACTTGGCTATATTATTTTGACTTGTATTAAAATGCAAAATAGCTTTTAAATGCTCTATCTCTTCATCTCGCGATAGTATCTGATATAAATTTAATTCTTGAGATGATGACAATATTGATGGTAAATCAATTTGCTTAACATCATGTTGGTCAAATAAATTTTTTAGACACTTGTAGATGATTATATTGCTATCGACAGTAAAACAAGACTCATCCAGAAGCTCTTCCACATCGACATATAAATCTTGTCCAAATTGAATCAATCCAGACAGAACTGCTCTTTCGGCGGATACATCAGTTAACGACATAGTTTATATTAGCCTGAGGATGTTGAGCATTTGTTACATTTATATCTATCTCTAGACTCCGGTAAAATTTTAGCATTTATGGTATCTTCTTTACCACAAACTCTGCATTTAACTTTTATCAAAGACACCGACCTATTTCTGGGAGTAGGAGCATATTGTGCAAGTTTTTTATCTATAGTTGTATCTGACTTATGCATATTCATTTCTGGCATTTCTAAAAACTTATTTTGATGCTCTTCATACGATCTACCCCTTTTTTCTTTGAGTGTTTTGGTATGACTTTTGTTTTTGGAGTTTTTTGTTTTGGGTTTTTCTATTTTTGCATCTACACTTTCATCGTGTATTTGTTCTTCATTTTCTACCACCAGCTTTTGCAAAATACCTATCAAAGCTTTTACATCGTTTTTATCAAGTTCCATGTTTCACCTTATTTTTTTGTATATTCATCAGTATATTGGATAAGTTATTTAGAGAATTAGCTATATAAGATAATCTATTAATTCTTTGTTGCGCATATTTTTTAATTTTATTCAACGAATATGCTTTTTCATTATGCTTTATAGCTTGGATAGATTTTTCAACAAAGCCATAACCTTTATAAGAATTCAGCTCATCTGCAATTACGGTTTTTATTGTTTCGTCAGCCCAATTAAATCTTGCTTGTTCTCTATTAATAGTTCTTTGAGTATGAAAACTAAATTGTGCTAATCTATAAGCTATTTGACCACAATCCTCTGGAGTTAATTTTTCTATTTCATCTCTACTCATGGTTAAGTATGAATTTAACTCAGATTCCGCCATAATTCCAGGATTATATTGTGGTAAACCCATGGATGTTTCATATTCATCTAATATGGTATCCCAATAGGATACTTCTTCTTTAGAATTCATAGTTTTTGTATTCTTTGTTTCCATTGTTCCAAATTTTCGTTGTATGGTAATTCTATATATTCTAGATTGTTATTTTCGCACCAATTCTTTTTTTCTAAATCTCTTTTTTTATGTCTCATAAATCCCAAAGCATTAGAATGATAATGGGCTACAAACTTATAATGTTGCTCTCCGTGAACTTCTATAGCCTTTTTTAATAAAGGTATGTAAAAGTCCAAATACAGTGTTTCTGTTCTTCTAAGAGGAATAGGCACTTCTTGTAAAACGGGTATTGTGGGATATAGGGTTTTTAATAATGCTAGTGTTGATTTATGTAATGAAGACTGTTTTTTTCGATTATTATTTATATGCCCCAATATATTCCATTTTACTCGATTACCATCTAAATCAATTACAAATGTCATTTGAGTCCCATTGTATTTTTAATTTGATCATACAAAGAATCATAGGCATCTTTGTTGTCTACCAAATATTGCCTAACCTTTTCTAGGCCTTGTAATTTTTGTTTATCTTTTTCTTCAAGAAATGATAGTGTATACCAAGATCCTGCTTTGGTTATTAGGCCCATGTCTGAGGCCAAAGTGGCTAATTCCATAGCCTTATCTATTCCTTGTCCATATCGTATATAACTTGTTATAGTTCCTCCAGGAGGACCAATAGCTGAACATTGAGTTATCCATTCAATTTCTTGTCCTATTTGAGTTTCATTATTTTGTGTGCCTACCATCCAGGGTTTATGGAATTTGGCTCTTAGCTTAACATCTGTTTGATATGCTACGGCCTGTCCAGATTTTTCTTTCCACTCTACATTGCCATATCCAGGGTTACCCATCAAATGAGTGATACCTATTACTATGGTCCTATTAACAGGTATAACGTTTGCTACTTTTCTACAAAATTTAGCTAAAAGTTTAGCCCCATCTGCTCTTTGCATTTTATCCATATCCGACGTTATCTCTGCTTCAGTACATAGTGCAGAGTACGAGTCTATTATTAAAACACACTCAGGCTCTTCATTAATAATTCTTTCAGCAATTTGTAAATATTCTTCGGCATGCAGAATTTTTCCTGTTTGAGATCCTATGATATGAAATCTATCTAAATCTAAACCAGATATTCCTTCTAGGTCTCGTTTTTTCAATCTACCTTCTATATTTAGGTAGTACACTGTTCTCGGACCCTTTTCGCCATTATACTCCGGTTTTTGTGCAGTTGCGGCGAAGTCTAAGCTCGTAGTTGTTTTACCACACTTTGGCTGACCTGTAAGAATAACAAAACTTCCTTCTGGTATTCCTCCTCCTAGGATAATGTCCAAAGCCGGACTAACAGGTATAGTTTTTAAATCTTTATCTATTAAGGCTTTGCCGTCTATAATTATGTTATCGCCAAAATTTTTTGTTACAGAATCCTTAATCGCCATTATCTATTTCCTCTAATTTTGATAATATATTTTTTTTTGCTTTGTTTTGCTTTGTCTTTGGTTTGTCAATTCTATCAATCTTTATAGATTTTTTATGAGTTTCCGACAACTTAGCGACCTCTTGTGTTATTATATCTATCAGGTGAGGCGCTCGCAAAGAATAAATTTTTTGTCCTTTTGGGGTTTTGAGCGCTCTAATGATGGGTATAATGTCGTATTTTTTCAAGAGTTTATTGGCTGAAGCTATTTGATTGCGAAAAAATTTCTCCCATTTGGGACTTTGCCAAAATTTAAAATGCAAATCTTCTTTGTTAATTTTTGCTTTATTTTCGCATATCAATTCTGTCAGATATTGAGCTGCAGAAACATCCTTACCATTAGAATATTTGGAAGGATACTTATTATTTGCCATCTTGATTTGGTCTAAAAATATGTTTTTGGTTTCTGTTTGTTTGAGGATCTACATTTTTTTTAACGGTGTCATTCATCATAGAGGCTTCTTGTGTCATAATCATAACATGGTTACTTTTTTTCGCCGAAGTTTGATTAATCATTAAGTTTTTGCTTACGATTTTCTTTGCGGCAGATTTGGAAGCTGTTTTGATAGGATCAGATTTTTTTGTATTTTTACTAGATTGATTTTTTTCTATTGTAGATATAACCTGTTTTGTTGTAATCTTTAATTCTGACGCAATAGTATCTTGATCTTTTCCAATATGGTTTAACCAATTTATTGCATATATTTGGGTTTTATTAAGTCTAGCCATTATTCAGCCTCTCTTTCAGCATTATGTAACCATGACAAATTTTTTGTTCTTAAAAAGTTAAGATATAGATTAAATACTTTTAGATTTACAGCCCTGAATTTAAAGTCTTTACAAGTCTTATCCAAAAATTTGCTACCTATTTCATCCTTACCGTACATACTCATAGGATTGTATATTTTTTTAGAAGCATTAGTTTTAACAAAAAGTCTGTGTGAGCCATCACTTTTTATTATTTTTTTAGCGAAGGTTCTCTCGTCATCCTTTTCCAATCTGGGGTTATTTTGAGAATCTAAAAAGTCATAATCATCTATAAAGCCGTAGTATGCATTTTCAATCAATTTGGGTTCTTCTTCATTGACCACTTTTTGTTGAAATATACAATCGCTTATATCTTGTCTCATATCATCTCCATTTTATTTTTTTAGGTTTATTTATGCGTTTCATGCCTTTTGGTAGAGGTTTTTCTGGCACCGTTTCTTTATAAGAATTATGTTTTCTGTATAGATCATTTTTTTGATCTTCGCTCATAGTTTCTGAATTTCTATGAGCCAAATGACCCAATGTTTTAATTTCCGATTTAGCCAACTTTACAGAAGCATTTATAGTGGTCATGTCTTCTCCATAATCTCGAATAGTATATTCGGATTCACAGATTGAACATTTTACGTTTTCGTTATAGTCCCTAATAGAGCATACAACACTAAATTTATTTTTACAGTCGTTGCAAATGTAAGAATATTCAGGCATAATCAAAGTAAGATTGTGGTAAGTATATTTGCCATTCTGTAGGTATGCTATACTCTATATTAGATAGTTTGTGTGCTATCGGCAAGTATTTGTTAGTTTTTTCCGGCCTAAAAGGCAGTTTAGATAAATTCATATTTGCTTGTTTAGGAGTTTTGTTACCCTTTTTCCTATTGCATACAGAACAACACGTGACTATATTTGTCCAATTAGTTGGAGAACCTAAAGAATAATCCCAGGTAGATTTAGGTATCACATGATCATAAGTTAAATCTTTGGGCAAAAATTGCTTGTTACAATATTGACAAGTAAACTTATCTCTTATAAAAATATTTTTTCGAGAAAACACCACTCCATATTTCAGATATTTAAAATAATGTTTAGTCTTGGCAACGGCTGGTATAGGATGTTTTTTATTATTAACACATTGTATGTAATCATGTTTATAAAAATCTATTATTTCTATACCATAGTTATTATTATTTTCATATTTTATTTTCCAATATATGGCTTTTTTCCAATCTATAATAGATATTGGAGAATAATCCGCATTCAATAAAAGACATTTTTTATGATCAGACCGCATTTTCCAGTGTTTCTAACTTAGCAAGAATTTTACCTATAATAGGATTTCTAATTATGTCATCATTTAACAATTTCGATATTCCTATGTCTGGAACATCATGCAATATTTTGATGAGATTCATAAAGCCACCCTGCATATTTTTATATAGATCTGATTGGCCCGTATCTCCTGTTAAAACCATTTTACTGTCATGACCTATTCGAGTCAATAGCATTTTTAACTGATCATATGAAGCGTTTTGGCATTCGTCAGCCACTACAAAGGCGTTATGAAAGTTTCTACCTCTCATTAAACCAAGAGGTACTACTTCTATTTTATGTTGGGTTTTTAATGCCCCATATTGGCTCATTGGTATAAAGTAAGCAATTTCATCTAATATAGGCAGTAAATACGGATGCAACTTTTCTTCTGCTGTTCCGGGTAAAAAGCCTAACTTTTCTCCAGATTCTACTACCGGCCTAGTTATAATTATTTTTTCAACTTTATCTTCTAGCAAATATTCTAAAGCTATGCCTATCGCGATATGGGTTTTTCCACTACCAGCAACACCTTGACAAAAAGTTATAGTGTTTTCAACTATTGTGCGTATAAAATTATGTTGGTTTGGAGTTCTGGGTTTTAATCGATTCTTATATACAGGATGATGTGATAATGGATTTGTAGCATCTATAACCTTCTTTTTTTTATTTTTTCTCAAAATTTACACCTTTCGAAATAAAGTTAAATTAGACATGCTCCACCCGCACAACTAACTTCCTCTATTCCAGCAGTGTTATCCTCTGTTTCTACTAGTTGTGTATAATCAACTTTTTGATAGCTGTTGAATAAATCACAATAAATTTTCCAATTATAAACGTCTTTCATGCAATATGTTAGACGTTTGATATCTCCATCAAAATATTTACCAGCGAAATTTTTCATTTTCGTGATAAACTTAAGCTTGGATTCATCGTCTTCTGGTTTTGCTTGATCAAAAGTAACATAGTCACAAGCTGCCCATAAATTTTTATCAAAAACATTTAATGCTAATTCTATTAATCCAGAACACCACAAAGCAGCATCGCCATATTCTTTGACAATCTCTCTACTTGTATAAACTGTAGTAAATGGCGCTTGTGGATAATCTTTGTCTCCGCTTTGCGGAATCAAACTAATACCAGCAAAATATTTACGATTATCATAAATATATTTGGTAACAGCATCCCATTCATCTGGTTTAACCGTAACAGTGTTGCTGACATTATGACTTAAATAGTCTTGAGTACATAAATTTTTATTTTTTCCAGCATTTACCCAATTTTTTTGAGCATCTTTAACTACCTCCAACATATCGACCGCTGGCAACTGATTTTTGGTTTTTGCACCATCTGGTACTTCAATTGGAAATTTGATAACTTCATCTGTATTATTTGCTGACCAACTAGATTTTTCACATGCCTGCGGGTTATAATTTCTGAAGTGTTGATATGGTGCTTCTAAAATATTGGCTTGTACATGTCTTATATATCGTTTGGCGTGATGTGGGTGAATGCCAGAGCTAGTACCTAGCATACTACTACTTGTACCTTCTGGTTTTAAGCATGTTACCCTGGCAGCTTGATTTATTCCTATCTTTTTTGATAATTGTTTGTTAGTATCCACAGCAATTTTAGCGCCAGCTTTCAATACTTTTTCCGATAGAACTAGGTCATGTTTTTCCATAATACCCGTTAAAGAAACACCAAGCAGAGCCTCTCTAGCAAAAATTTTGCAACTAATTTCCCCAAGATAATCTAACTTAGTAAAACCAGCTTGTAAAGTACCTATAATAGCTGCGGCTTTACATCTTTCATAAAAATCATTTTCATCTTCTATGGAAGAACAATTAATAGTAGAAAGATTACAGCCCTGCCAGCCGCTCTCATTTGTTTCTTCATCAACAGGCCACATGCCCACTTCCACGCAAGGATTAAAAGTCATCTCTGTTGAATCGCTCCAAATAAAACCGGGTTCTCCGAATTCTTTAACGCTCTCCATTAATTTTTCAAATTGTTCTAAAGTGGTTTCATCCTTTAACAATAGTGCTGAATTATTGCTTCTTGCTCTTTGAGGATTATCAATATACCAATTACCAGTTTTAGCTTTCGCCATTTCTTCATCGTCAGCACTAAACAAAGCTAAGCTAGCAGATCGCCTAACTCCACCACTCAACACGGCATCACTACTATGCATAACAATATCATAAGCATCGATTGGGCGTATTTTCTTTTGCTCATTAGCAACACAACGATCTAATAATGCTCTAATTTTTTCTAAACCTTTGGCAAGAGGTTCGAATCCTGGTGCTTTACCAATACCAGAACTTAATTCTGATCCTTGAGGCCTGATTTCTGAATAATCAAATATAACATATTGATCTTGGTATGTTTTAAATTTTGCTTCTGATGGCTTAACAAAATATGAACTTAGTAAAACACCTAAAGCATCAGCCCAACCCTCAATACTGTCTTCTATAACATATTTAATACCTTTATCTTTATCTTTTGATTTTGTTGATAAGCTAGGTAATTTTGCCACAT